ATCTTATTAATAGGAAGCTTTTTATCGGCAGCAATGGTAAGGGCTTTGTTCTTGAATACTTCCCTCTGTTTCTCAAACTCCATCTTTTCTATTTTGGCATTGAGCTCTCTGAGTTGTTTCTTATCATCCGTTTCCTCTGGATATAGTTCATGAATCTTCTTATCAATTTCCTTTTGTAGATTATTGGCTTTCCAAGTATCAAGACCTTTGTTTAGATGCTTATCTCTTTCACTGTCAAGCCATCTTTTGCCATCCTCATTTTGTGTGAAGAAATTCTGCACCCCTTCAACGGTTACTAGCCCCTGAAGATATGCCTTCACCTCATCACTACCTTTGTTTTCTTCCACGTAATTTTTTACTTCTTCCAATGTCATTACTATATTCCCCTTTCAATTTGCCCTTCTGACTCATTTGAACCAGAAACGCTTCTATATTAAGCAGTTTAACGTCATACCCAGGACAAACTATTATCTCCTTTCATATATGGGACAAAGAACTTCTAAGCATCTAAATGATTGTTTGCATTCATGACTGCACCTTGCACATTTTTTGTGATACTCAATTTCTCCCTTTGCATTAATCCAAAACCCTAAATCCTCCTTCTCAACTTTGCTTAACCTTGCCACATCATTTCCACCTCCAATCTCCTCTCAAAACGGGCAAATTAATTTAATGCAAAAAGCCACAAGCCCGCTTATAGCAATAGGTTCATGGCATTTGATTAAAAACAAAACCTCTTTATATTGGCTCATTTTGGGCATAAAAAATCAGTAGTGGTATATTTACCCTACTGGATAAATCTGAAGGCTTACAGCGCGTATTTAAACAACAAATTGAGTCTGTGTAGTAGAGTCAGCTTCATTAGATTGGGACTCCCGCCTCAGTTGTTCTGCATCATACTTATCCATCTCGATTTTAGGCGATTCCACAAATGGCAATAACGAAAGCAATGTTTCCTGCGAACATATATCCTTTATTTTTACAATGACATCCGCAAGCCCCACCATATCTGTCGGCAGATTCCTTGTGAACTTTACTGCTACATCCCTGTAGTCATAGAATTGGCCTTCTTTTTTCACTAGATATACAAACAGGTTTTTTAGCCTTTGCTTGATCACCTTCTCCATAAAAGCTTCTCGCATAGCCACTCTATTCTCAAGATTAAGTAGTTTATTGCGAAGTGCCAAAGATGAAGTGTTACTGGCCCAGCTCTCATTGAAATTCACTTGATCCATCATGTCATATATTTTGCGTTCAATATTATCCAGTTCATTCTTCACAAACGAGTCATTGATTTCTTTTGTAAGCCAGCTAACCTTACCTCCCTGTGGAACTTGAATAATCCCCATTGATTTCATCTTAAGTAAATCTTCTTCCTCAATTTTGGCATTTTCAATTACTAGGTAAGCATTGCGATGATCAGCAATTTCATTGACCAAATCGGAATTCAGAGCATTGTATGCATCAAAGAGAGAAATGACATCCTGAAAGCCACTTATCTTTTCATGATTGGCAGGACACACAGTTACAGGAACTCTGCCAAAAATATGCTCATGGCTACCAATCAGGTTGAGAGTTGATTTATTGCTGTTACTTCCTAATTCATAATGTAAGATTTCGTTGGCAGTATACACATCTAGATATTTCTTATCATCGAATTTCTTAGTGAAGGTATGTAAGGCCAACACCACGTTTCTCTCTGCAGATCCATCCTCTAGAACATAAGCATTCAGAGGGGTGAGTATTGTTGCTGAGAACTCGCCTTCAGTATTCACATAGTTGAGTTCATAGGCTTCCCCATAGATTTCCGATTGTTTCCTCAAATTGATGTTATGTTCTTTATCCCAATGACTCGTGTTTTTATCAATGGCGGCAATGATTGTTGACTCATCTGACTTGGAAATATAATTGACAGGTTTGCCTAGAATATATCCTGTTTCATTATCCACGAACTTTCGAGGGTAATTGAATACCAATCTCATATTGCTCCGGCTATCCTGCATCTGATAGCTTTTCAGGATTGAATGGTTGCCCTCGTAATAGTCCTTATATTTCTGCTTTGCTTGAGAATTTTTGTTAAGTTCATTTAGACATTCAATTATTAAGTTTTCGTTTGTGTTCATCAGATCAGCACCTTTCTAAAAATGGGCATAAAAATAACCTGTGCCGTTATGGTACAGGCGGGATACGTTCGTAGTCCGTCCTACACAAAACAAGAAGAATATGACTTAATCTTCTTGTTCAAAGACCAAATCAAATTGTTTAATTATACCATTAGAGCTAAAGACAGTTGGAATAGCAGTTATAAATCTCCAACCTTCTTTGCTATATTTATCAATTAACTCCCTATGATCTGCACTTGTCAGCATCCTTACCCCTTGTGCTTCTACATAAATATATTTGTAAATTATAATCCCATCCTTTCCATAACTATCTTTATAATTTGAATCGCAGATTTCTTACAATTACAAAACCAATCAAAACAGTAAACTCCGATCAAAAAACCTGATACTCTTTACCCCTTCAACCAACTGAACTGCTCCATAAAGGCTGTCAGGAGCATCATCATGTTTCGCGCCTTTGTTGTAATCCTTTACCTGATTATTATACCTGATATTACCAGGGTTGAATAGGATATGCCCCTTCTTTACCTCCGGCTCTAATGATATAATCCTCTCATGTTTCTGGCCTCTACTTATTACTTCATCAACAGGAGTGAATATCTTGTTCTTCCAGAGTTCTTCTTCGAACTTCTGCTTGATATAGCTCTGCGCTGCTGTAGTTTCAAAGCCAATCTTCTCAACCGGATATTGCTGTAACTTTCCAATGGCAACCTGAAATAGATCATCGGGAAGTAATTTGTATATACTGCCATCAACAACGTACTTCTGCTTAGTTTTTCTATGAAGTCCAAGAATCGTTATTGCTGAAAAGTCATTTCTTTTACCAGCTTTAATTGCTGGATCAATGTACATCACGAGTTCCATTTCTTCAAATCCAGGCAGCCTGTCCCAATATTGAATATCTCTGAATATGTATTCATCAGTACTGCGCGGATCATTCTGCATTTCTTTATAGAAGGATTTGTCTCCCATTGCTTGCTTCTTGCACATGAGATAATAGTAATCAAGATACTCTGACCACAATATTTCTGTACCTTCTAACATTTCCTCCTGCTGATCATAAAAAAAGGACTTGGCAGTATTAATTCTGTCCAAGTCCAGTAGATTATTATATTTTGCTTCCCAATCGCTCCAAAGATCATCTCGTTCGGCAAAGCATATGACCGCCGACTTTTTAATGCTCCTTACCCCAGGTATTTTCCCCTTAAGCAGGTCAGTCATCAGATCTTCCTCGTGTAAGCAAGTACCGACAACTAGAATATTGGTATCCTTTGTGCCAATTGGAATGACAACATCAGTGAATGTATTTCTGACTTGTTCGCGTTTAGTTTCACTTCTGGCTGTATCATCTTTGAGTAAGTCATCCAATAGAACAAGTTGAGGACGATGTTGCTTAAAGTGCGTTCCGCGCAAACTTCCATCTATACCACGAATCATTATACAGGCGTCAATGCCACCCTTACCCCTAACCCATATCTCGTTATTATTCCATCTATTCCCTTTACAAATACCGAAATCCTCCATTAGTAATTCATTGTTTTCAAGCTCGTCCTTAATCATATCCAAAAATGGTAAAGCAATCTGCTCTGTTGCCGATATTATCAATGTGAACTGAGATTTATTATACAGTGTTGAATACAGAGGAAATAGAAAGGAGTTAATTGTGCTTTTGCCATGCTCCCTTGGTAATCCAAAAGCTTCAATCAATCCTTTATTGTCCAGCATATACTTTAGTTCCTCGAATAGCTCTTTGTGAAATTCCCCGAACTTACGGTCGAAGTATTTGGGGAAATAGCATAAGCTAAAAAATTCTAAATCCATCTCGCCAAGTAACTTGCGTAGCTCTGAAAATGAAAACTCCCCGACAAGTTCTTCTATCTTGTTCGGGGAGAAGTATTTATTCAGATATTGTTTGAGCAGAAGGTTTTGGCGGGTATGGTCTTGTTCGATCATTACATCACCTCTTATCAAATTGTTATTTTTTTCTGTTGTTACTATTGAATTTACTGTTAATCTTTTGAGCTGTGTACTCTAATTCAGGGTATATGAAAGAAATGTCGATTCCTAGCTCTTCTAGCTCATGTAATATATACTCTTTCTTATTCCTCTCAATGATTAATCTGCAATTCATTCTTTCCAATATTATTTTTTATAATTAATTATCTCACTTTCAAACTGATTGTTATGTGGAAATTTGTTATCTTCATTTATCATATTAGGGAATAATAAAAAAGCTGCTTTTTGCCTTGCTTCTCTTTCACTTTCTATCGATGGTAAAACACAAATTGGTTCATTATTATTGCTAATAATTTGTTTGTAATAAAATTCTATTTCTTCATTTTGGTAACCTTCTCTTCTAACTCCTCGTAGCAACAAAGACTTTTCTAGTTGATAAATTAAATCATCAATTTGCCTTGGGAACACAGCACCTAAATTATAAAATGATGAGAACATTATTGTCATATCATCAGTTGAATTATGCACTATGTCTGGGTATATTATAAAAACTTCTCCATTATCGTCATTTGAATCTTGACAAGCAAAAAATAAAGCTATGAGCGGATTTTCCGTTATATCTAAAAGCCTTGTTTTTAAGCCGTAATGCTGCATTTTTGCAATCATATCAAAGTCATTTTTGAGACTTATAAATTCATTTGGTTTTAACCTTTTGAATTCA